AGTTATTATTAAAAGGAGAAATGAAATTATGACAAACTATGCGTACTTAGACAAAGCTGGTATTATGCACATCGTGGAAAAAAGAGCAACAGCAGAGAATTCCAAAGGACAAGGTGTTATCGTTGAAACAAATGTCGAAAATGATTTGGGTTACCCAGTAGCTTTATATAAAGGCAAATTAGAAGGAATTATTGTTTATTCCGAAGATGAAATGAAAGTAGATGCTACTGACAACAAAATTAAGGATGCAAAAGCGTTATATCCTCAGTTGGCGGAATTGTATCGTAAATGCAAATAAGTTAAAAGAGTAATTTTATTAGAGAGTCAGGAATGGCTCTCTTTTTTATTTAAAAACGGAGGTGGTATCTTGCCACAAAAAACAAGACAAAAGCCACCAGTTGGTGAAAAAGAATGTTCATTTTGTAGGAAGACAAAGAAATTAACTAATTTTTATTTAGCTTCAAATGCAGCTACATCAAGTGATGGTAAAACTGTAAACATTTGTAAACAATGTATTAAAAATGAATCTCTAAATAATGATGGATCTTTAAATATAGAAAAATTCAAAGAGATGTTAATGTTTATGGATAAACCTTATATACCTTCTGCATTAGATAGTGCAATAAATGAAACAAAAACGGCAATTGATTATGGAAAAGGAAGAAAAGATATTATAGGAAATTATATGAAAAATATTGCTTCTCTTCCTCAATATTCAAAACTTTCATTTATGCAGTCTATGCAGTTACTAGACGGAGGAATATTGAATTCATCCAAAGCTGTCTCTTGCTCTGATATGCGACAAAATGACGAAAAAGTTTATATAAAACAAGTTGACGATTTTATTGTAACAGATGATTTATTAGATTTGTTTGGAGAAGGTTTTAAAAAAACAGAATATCGCCTCATGTACGAAAAATTTGAAAAAATGAAAGTAAATTATTCTATGCAAACAAACTTACATGAAGAAGCTCTTGCAACATATGTAAGATTTAAAGTAAAAGAAGAACAAGCAACCGCAGCAGGTAATGTGGGTGAAGCAGAAAAATGGAGTAAATCAGCACAGGAAGCCGCTAATAGTGCAAAGCTAACACCAAAACAATTAACAAAAGCAGATTTGCAAGGTGGAATTAATAGCTTTTCAGAAGTCGCAAAGGCTCTTGAGCAGTCCGTTGATATTATTAGGATATTGCCTAGATATAAATATCAACCTAACGATGCTCCAGATTTTATCATATGGTGTTACATAAACTATGCAAGAAGATTAAAAGGAGTTCCAGAAGTGGAATATAGCGATATTTATAAATTTTATGATGATAAAAAAGAAGAATATCTCTCTCAGTATGGTGACCCATATGGAATTTTTTTGGACGACACAACTGTATCAAATAGAGAAAGTGTATCAAAATTCATAAAATTGCCAAAGGATTATGATGATGAATTCGAAGGTGATGAAGATGAGTAATGATGAAACTAATCCTATTAATGAAAATAATATCTTTGGAAAAAATATTGATAAATATTATGAATTGATTAGTTGGGCAAGATGGTTTCCAGACCTTTTCCTTGACATGATTAAACCAGAAACTGGAGGAATAAACCTTCATTTAGACCAACGAATATTTCTTCGTTCAGACATTAGATTTATGAGTATGTATGGTACATTCTCTCGAGGATATGCAAAAACATATAATGAAATTTTAGCATTGTTTGTCGTTGCGATATTATTTCCAGAAATAGAATTGGCTATATCAGCACAAACAAAAGAGAATGCAGCATCATTACTAGAAGATAAAACAAGAGAAATATTAAAACATTATCCGCTTATGGAAAATGAATTATTAGAAAAACCAAAATTTTCAAAAGGCTCTGGTTTAATTACGTTTAAAAGCGGATCAACTATTGATGTTTTGGCTAATGCTCAAAGCACAAAAGGACAAAGAAGAAGAAGATTAAAAATAGAAGAAGCTGCTTTGTTGAATAATGTACTATATGAAGATGCGTTACAGCCTGTTGTAGAGGTTTCTAGGAGAACAGTAGGGAAATTAGGAATTCCAGATCCACAAGAATTGAATCAACAAATTCATTTTTTTACAACATCTGGATTTAGAGGTTCAGATGAATATCATAGAAGTGTAAATATGTATGACAGTATGGTTGATTTAAAAGGAGAAATAGTTCTTGGTTCAAACTGGATGCTTCCATGTTGGTACGCAAGGGGTTCAAACAAAAGCCAAATACTTAAAAAGAAGAAAAATATGGCTCCAATTGCATTTGCTCAAAATTATGGACAAGATTGGGTTGGAAGCTCAGATGGTGCATTAGTTAATATCAACAAAGTAATGGATTGCAGAACTCTTATCACTCCAATGATAAACAAAAACAAGAATGTCGAAGAATTCTACATTGGAATGGATGTTGCTAGATCTCAAAAAACATCAAACAATCAATCATCTATTGCTATCGGGCGAGTTATAAGAAACAAAGAGACAAATAGGATTTTATCAATTGAAGTACCGAATATAATGACTGTGTCAAATGCTATGAATTTTACAGCACAAGCGTGTTTAATAAAAAAAGTGAAAAGAGACTTTTCTGCAAAAGCAGTAATAGTTGATGGTAACGGATTGGGTGCTGGTTTAATAGACGCACTACTAAAGGATTCATATGACCCTATAACGGGGGAGTATTTAGGTTGTTGGGATACAATGAACACAGAAAATCAGCCAGAAGTAAGAGGTGCTGAAAAATGTCTATTTGATATGAAAGCACAAGGATTGCAGAGCAAGGTAATTGCTGATTTTATAGATTCGATTGAAAGTGGTAAATTGAGATTACTTGCAAAAAAACAAGATTCAGATTTTACGCAAAAAGACAGAGAGAGTTTCGATTTAAACATATTGCCATATATTCAAACTGATCTATTATTTGAAGAAATAGCGAATTTAAAATTAAAACATATGAACAATGGTGGATTGTCAGTAGAAAAAGTTGTAAAGAAACTTGATAAAGATAGATTTTCCGCTTTATCATATCTAGTATTTTATATTGCTGAATATTGTAGTCAAACAAAAACACGACAAGCTAATTTTGATCCAGAAAAACATTTTTTATTTCGTAAACCAACGATTAGAAAATACTAACTTGTATAATGAATTTTTACAGAAAGGAAGTGAAAATAATAGAAACAGAAAAGGAAATCAAATCAAAAACACTTGAACAAATTGCGATTGATCACTATTCTCAATTGGCATTTTCAAATCTAAAGAAAAATGTTGTTCAAGATTTAATAAAAAATCACAAAGAAAGTATTATTTATAGGAAGTATCCAAAAGAAAGAATCATAAAGATATTGGAGAATCCTCAACAAAATGAGAAACAAATTTGTGAACTAAGTAATTTTATATACATAGTCTCACCTCACTATCGTAGACTTATAAACTATTATTCTAAACTTCCAAAATTCAATTATATTATAACTCCTTATGAGATGCCTATTACGATAAACAGGAAGAAATATTTAGAAGAATATAACAATATAATATCTCTATTTGAAAAATATAACATAAAACAAGAGTCAACTAAAATTATGCAATCAGTATTTCGTGGCGGTGTATTTTACGGTCTAACATACGAAAGCAAAGATTCTTTTTATATTAGACCATTTGATTATAGATTTGCGACAATCAGCTCAATTGAAGATGGTTGTTTTTTATTTTCCATAGATTTGAATTATTTTGCTGACAAAGATTATTTACTTCAAGAATATGGTAGTGAAATAACAAATGCGTATTACGCTTACAAAGGAAATAAAAATTTAGGTATCGTTGGAAATATAAAATTAAGATGGTTTGAACCTAGTAATGGAATTTGTATTAAAGCAGATGAAGATGATGCTGCTTATTCTCTTCCCCCACTATCTGGACTGTTATTGGATATTTTAAATATAGAAGATTACTCTCTTCTTAAAAAGGCAAAAGTTGAATTAGATAATTACAAAGTTTTAGCTATGAAAATGGAATGTGATGATGATGGAATTCCTAAAATGGATTTTGAATTAGCAAAAACATATTATAACCAAGTGGCTCAGAATATACCAGATGGAATTGGACTTGCTATGACACCATTTGAAATTAGTGATTTTAGTTTTCAACAATCTTCGGTAAGCGAAACAAATAGTCTTCTTGAAGCAGAGAACGATTTGTTCTTTTCTGCTGGTGTGTCCCCTCTTCTATTTGGATCTACAAAAGCTACGAGTTCATCTAGTATATCCTTATCTGTTAAACCAGATGAGTCGATATCGTTTGCAGTTATGCACCAAATTGGAAGATTCTTTAATAAAAAATTAAAAAAAATAAATTTAGAATACAAGTTTCAAATTAAATTTTTGGATCAATCAATTTTTAATGAGAATGATGTTTCTAAAAATTATAAAGAAGCATCTACATATGGAGTAGCAGGTTCTAAATTGTTGTATGCGGCGTCTATTGGAATGACACCTTCAGATGTATCATGTCTTGCTTATTTAGAGGATAAGATACTTAAAATCACAGATAAAACATGGACAAAACCATTGATTAGTTCTAATACTATGAGTAATAAGTCGGATTCTGAAAATGGAAGACCAACTAATGAAAGTAAAGGAGAAGAATTAAAAGAATCTGGAGTTCAAACAAAAGAAACCGACCAGAACAAGAATAAATAATGGATGTGATTTATATGGACAAAAAATTAATAAAGGTTCTAAACCAAAAACTTGCTAATCAACTAGTATGTCAAGGATTTGAATATATGTTAGAAAACGTAAATGGCGAAGAAGTTTACGTTTTTTTAGTTTCAGAAACAATTTTAAAAAACATACAAGGAAATTTTGAAAAGAAAGATTTAATCTTTGAAAATTCTTTAAGATTTTAAAATTGGAAAGGAGGTATTATGGATTCGTCTAATAAATTATCGCTAACATTTAATGCAAAAATAAAGTCATTTGAGAAAATAAATGAAAACTTTTTGAAAGCAAAGTGTTACGTAATGTCACTTGGTAAAAATAGAAACAAATCTTATTTCAGTAAAGAGAATGTTGATAAAGCATACTCTTCCCTATCTTTTGTACCGATTGTTGGACACTTAATGAAAAATGAAAACGGAGAATATTATCTTGGTGGACATGATGTGTCTTTGGCAATTGAAAATGACAAATTTATAATGAAAAGTTTATGTGTTCCATTTGGGGTCGCAGTCCCATCTAAAGAACCCGTATATGAGGAAGTAATAGAACAGGATGGGAATAAAGTCACATATTTGGTTTCTGATGTAATCTTATGGACTGGTAGATATCCAGAATTAAAAGATGCTATTTATGATGAGAATTGTTATTTTGGTCAGAGTATGGAAATATTGTTTTCTAAATCCGAAACATTAGAAGAAGACAAAGAATATTCTAATATCATTGATTTCACTTTTGATGCACTTTGTATGTTGAATAAATCAGATGATCAAAAATTTCATGTAGAACCAGCATTCCCAAGTTCTTCTATTGTACCACTTACTTATAATTTCAATAAAGAAGAATTTTCAGTGTTAATGAACGAGTTAAAAAATGAATTAAGTTTTTGTATGAGTGAAGTAAATAAAGGAGGAAAAATATTGGATGAAAAATTAGAAATTCTAAATAAATTCAATAAGAAAATCGAAGATTTAGATTTTTCAATTGAAGAATTTTCAACAGAAGAACTTTCATTAAAAATGGAAGAACTATTTGGAGAGAAGGAAGCTGTTGCATTTTCTACAACTTATAATCAAAAAAGAGATGCTTTAAATAACGCATTAGATCCAATTGTAGTAAAAGATGCAGATGGAAAATATATAGAAGAAACTTATTTCTGGGTAGAAGACTTTGATGATTCTTATGTTTTTGTAGAAAAAAATTATTGGAGTAAGACAGACTACGAATCTACGCATGGAAGATTTCCATATAGTTTTGATGATGTAAAAGTCGAAGCCACTATCAATGGTGAATTTGAAGAAATTTTCTTAACAAGATTGACAGAAGATGAAAAAAATAAAATTGAAGCAGAAAGAGTTGACTATTCAATTCTTGAAAAAGACTTTGAATTGTATAAAGAAAAATACTCTACAGCAAATGAAGAAGTAGAAAGTTTGAAAAATTATAAACTCGAAAAGGAAACTTGTGAAAGAAAAACATCTGAAGATTCCCTATTCTCAAAATATGAAGAACATATTGGAAATACAGAAGAATTTGCAGAGTTGAAGAAAAATGTTTCTAACTACACAGTTGATGAATTACAGAAGGAATGTATCTATATTTGTGGATTACATTCTTTTTCTATTTCAGAAGAAAAAACAAACTTGGCAACAGGTGTTAAATTTTCAGTTGAAAAAAGTTTAGAATCTGAAAATGCAATTGACGCTATTTATAAAAAATACTTGGACAAATAAAGAAAGCGAGGAATACAAATTATGGGAAATGCAATCGTAAGATTAGATAATATTGCTGCTACAAAAAATGGAACATTTATTAAATCTGTAAAACTCAATAAGGAATTACAGAACGGCTCTATCGTTGAAATTGGTGGATTAGTAACAGGTGAAAGAGAAATGCATGTAACAGCTACACCAAAAGTAACAACTACATATTTTGGTATGTTAACAACTCCAGAAATTATGTATGACGAAAAAAAACAAATTAAAGACTTTATCAATACAACAGAAAAACCAGCACGAGCAACTATTTTACAGAAAGGTGACATTTTTTCTGTAACAGTTGAAGCGTTTACCGAGACTCCAATCGTAGGGAAAATTATTGAGTTGGGTACAACTGAAGTTATGAAGGTTGTTGCTACAGCTACAGCAGGTTCTACTGTTATTGGTAAAGTTGTTG